AGAAGAGCCGGTGTCTCTTTTAGAATGACTCCCGAAGAACAACAAGAGTACGTAAGATGTGCCTTAGATATACATTACTTTACTGAAAAGTATTGTAAGACAAAAAGAGAGGATGGATCTGTTGGTTCAATAACTCTTAGAGATTACCAAAAAGAAATCTTAGACAACTTTGTCAATAATAGATTCAATATACTTATGGCATCCAGACAGGTTGGTAAAACCGTTTCTTCTGCTATTTTCATACTACATACAATCTTATTTAACAATGATAAGAACTGTATGATTGTTGCCAATAAAGGTGATACTGCAATTGAGATTGTGGATAAGGTAAAATCAATCTATACCTTACTTCCATTCTTCTTAAAACCAGGTGTTAAAACTTGGAACCAAAAATCTCTTACGTTTGAGAACGGATGTAGAATCAAAACATCTGCAAGGTCTAAGACTCCTGCAATCGGTTTTACCATTGACGTTCTTTACTTAGATGAGTTTGCACATATTCCTTCAAATATTATCGAACCATACTATACCGCTGCATTCCCGACGGTTTCTGCGGTACAAAACTCAAAGATTATCATTACATCAACACCGAATGGTATGAACTTGTTTCATAGATTGTTAACTGATGCAGAAAGACCAGATGGTGATCCAATGAAAAATAACTACAAACCGATGAGGGTTTATTGGTATCAAGTACCAGGTCGTTTTGTTACTTACATAAGATTGAATCATCATAAACTTTATGAGTACGGTGTTACTAAAGATGATATATTCAAACTGGTTCAAGATCAATTTGGTGCAGTTACAAAGACAAAGATTGAGTTCAATATGGATCAACAAAAGGATGTTATTCATGTTTTCAATAATGAAAATTGTACAGATGAGCAGGTTAAATCAATGCACTTTTTAGATAAAAATGGATTTGAAACCTCTATATTGGCAATAGCGGAGTTGACTACTTGGAAAGATGAGGCGGTAAAAGATATTGGTGGTGAAGATGCGTTCAACCAAGAGTATGGTCTTAGATTTATCAACTCTAGTAAATCTCTTTTAAACGAGGCAATAATAGACGAACTTTTGAAATCAAAGAAAAACTATGTCTATGAAGAGATTTTTGAGTTTAAAAATAAGTTAAGATTCTTATATGAGGATCTCAAATGGATCGATGATGATGAAGCACACATACCTCTGAAAAGAAAAGAATACAAATATGTTCTTTCTGTCGATATATCGGAAGGTTTAGGACAGGATTACTCTATCATAAACATATTCAAAATATCTGAAAAACCGGTTGAACTTATAGAAACACAAAAACACAAATACAAATCAATCACAGACTTCTTTAGACTTGAACAGGTTGGTATGTATAGAAACAACTTTGTTTCTGTCAAACAATTGGCCGAACTACTGTATCTTCTTGTTTTTGAATATCTAAACCCAGAAAACGTTAAAGTTGTTTTAGAGCTCAACAACTATGGAAATACTTTGTTGGCAGAGATGCCACATGTTTTTGATGGAAACAACAACTACGGTTCTTCTGTATTTGTCAGATACAAACATAGAATTGATTCAACCGAAGAAAAAATCGGACTTAAAGTAGGTGAGAATAAAAATATGATGGTTAAGGACTATCAGGACTTAATGTATAGTAAAGGATTCCACATAACAAACGAAGATAATATTAGAGAAATAACTACGTTTGTTAAGCACGTTACTACTGCAGGTAATGTGAGATATGCTGCTGATGTTGGACATGATGATACTGTAATGACGGTGGTCAACACAACTTCTATATTTTCTAAACCAGAATTCAAAGAAATGGTTGAAGAATGGGGAAACAAATATAGTCCTAAAGAGTTTATGGCTTATGTTAATGATTGTATGAAAAATATGGACTACGTACAGGGTCTAGATTATGGTCAGGTTCTTAATGTTAGAAGACAGATGATGTCTTCTCGTTCTAAACCTAGTAGTGGATCTAATGTTGGCGGTATAAACTGGTTTAACAGAAACTAAAAAATCCACTCTTTTGAGTGGATTTTTTTATTAGTTTGCTTCCATTGTTACTGAAAGTCCTGCAGTTTTTAGTTTTTCTTTCATTGTGGAGATTGTATCATAGTCTCCGTATTTAACATCACATTTACCTCTGAAGTGAACTATATGTGCACACTGATTGGCTTGTTCTTGCTCATGTTTACAGATTTTCATAAGACACGTTATTACCCAATCAAACGAGTTGTAGTCATCATTGTGAAGGTCTAATCGATACGGTTTAGAAAGAATTTCTTCAACCTTTGATTCTACTTGTTCTTTTGTTTTACCCATAGTTTGCTATCTTATTTTTTGATTATATATTATATACTAGATCCTTGAATAGTTGTAACGGTTTTGTTTACCACGTCTATAATATCACTTTTGATATCCTGTTCTTTTGCCCATTCTACGAATTTAGGTAAATGTGCCTCTCTGTCGTCGTAGAACTTCAATTCTTTGACTCCTAATTTTTTGATTGTTCTCTCTAATAAGTTACATTTAAAGATGAAAGTGTCACTTCCCCAGTTTAGGTGTACTTCATCAAACTGAATGTTGTTGTCTCTTAGAATCTTTTCAACACCATCTCTCATTCCAGGTACTTTATCTAATCTTCCTGTTGCTAAGATTACGTAAGCATCTGGATCAGCCACTGCCTCCAAATATCTTTGGTATGTCCATTCGTTTCTTGGAATGTCGAATATCTCGTCATCAATCGACTCTGGCTTACCCCACCAACCTCTATGGGGCCACTCTGTTCCGGTTTTTTCTTTCCAAACTAATTTTCCATCTTCTGGAAGTGGAGTGTGGAATAATGTGTCGTCAAAATCAAAACAGATAAGTCTTTTGTACTGCATAATGGTTCGTTTTATTTTCTACAAATATATATATAATATTTTGATATATAAAATAAAATATTAAAAAAATTATGAAAATAGATTTAAAAAAGACTCTACTTTATTTTATCGGGGCTTGTCTATTGGTTTCTTTGTTTTTAAACATAAAGGGTTGTAATCGAGAATCTTTTGAGAAATTGGAGGAAAAAAACAGACTACTTGAAAAGACCAGAGACTCTCTTAAATATGCAAATCAAAACCTTAAAAAAGAATTTGATAATATACAGGTGATTATTGACAAGAGAGATGCTCGTATAGCAGATCTACAGATACAGATAGAGGTATCTAGACGAGATATTGCCGGTTATAAGAAACTTGTTGATAAAGCAAACAAAGATTTGATAGAAACAAATAAAAAACTCGACAATCTTAGAAAGAATCCAATCAAAAGAGAAGATGATGACCTTATCGACTCTTTCAAAAACAAACTTAAAACTCCATGAAAACAATATTGAGCATTATGCTGGTACTTATTTCCTTTCTATCGTATTCTCAGGAATATCCTAAGATTGAACTAAATCAAAAAGGAGAAAAAGTTGTCGTCTTTACTTTAAGTCAGGCACAAAAGATAGATAACGACTTAGAGATACTGAGCTTATTGGAAAAGTCAAAAATACAGTGTGATAGTCTAAGCTTATCATATATTAGGATAGTCGATGAGCAGAACCATCAGATAGTATTACTCGAAAAAAACGTATCCGAACTAAACTTACAGGTAAGAGACAAAGACTCTCAAATAGACAATCTATCTACTCAGGTAAAAAATCTTGAAGAAAGTAATAAAATATGTGAGGAACAGAAATGTATAAAAGATAAACAGATGGATGGTCTCAAGCGTGATTTGAAAAAAGAGAAAATCAAAAAGTGGTTATTTGGAGGAGCAGGCTTGGCCGTTGGTATATTGGCAATCTTGATAGCACACTAAAAGTGTAAAAAATGATATTTTTTACTTAATATATAACTATATAAAAAATTAAACCAAAACATGAAACATATCAGACAATTTGAAAGTTTTAGAGTTCAAAAAAACAGAGAAGAGATAATCAGAGAATCTGTTCTTCAGGTGAACGACATATATAAGGTTAAAACAATGATTGACATTCCTCAATCATTAATAAATTCTTATGTTAAAAAAGTTAAAGACACGACGGGTAAAAACCTTCGTCAGTTTTTCGGTGATGTTGATATCGCTGAAGAGATCGTAAAATATATAACTCTTAACAACACAGACGTTGAAAAGATACCAGGAAATGCTTTAATGGGTGGTGCTCAAGGACAAGGACAGTCACAGGGACAAGGTCAAGTTCAGGTTCAAACTGATGCAGAGGCACAGACACAATCTCAACCACAATCTCAACCACAATCTCAACCACAGGGTCAAGTACAGGGTCAATCACAAGAGGGTCAAGAGTTTGAAGAACCACAGGCTCAGGAAGGTCAAGGTCAAGC